CAATGGCTTTAAACCATTCAAAGCTATATGGGACGAACACCCTGATAGAGATGAACAATGGTCAAAAGAAGAAAGAACACGTGTTGGTGAAGAAAGATTTTTACGTGAACATGAATGTCAGTTTATTGCATTTGATGAAACACTTGTAGACAGTATTAAACTTTCTCATTTGAAGGGCATAGAACCAATTCATAAAACAGGTCAAGTAAGATGGTATGAAAAAATCAATAAAGATTCTACATATGTAGTTGGACTTGATCCTGCAATGGGCACAGGCGGAGATTATTCAGCTATTGAAGTCTGGAGTTTACCAGAACTAGTACAAGTTGCAGAATGGCAAAGTAATCGTACAGATGTTAGAGGTCAAGTAAAAACAATGCATGACATACTAACTATTCTTAAAGATGAAATGAATGAACTTGGAAACAACAATCCAGAAATATATTGGTCAGTTGAAAACAATTCATTGGGCGAGGCTTCTCTTATCGTAATTGAAGAAATGGATGAAGATAAATTCCCAGGCGAGTTTTTACACGAACCAAAGAAAAGAGGAATACAAAAAGCAATCAGAAAAGGATTTACAACATCATACAAAACAAAAATTACAGCATGTATGAAAATGAAATCTTGGATGGAAAGCGATAAAATGGTACCTCTTAGTAGAAATTTAATCAGAGAATTAAAAACATTTATTGCAAAGGGTAAGAGTTTCGAAGCAAAATTAGGTGAGACAGATGACTTAGTATCTGCTACTTTGCTTTGTATCAGACAAATTCAAGTAATTTCTAGATTCGATGAAGAATATATGGAAACTCTTGGTGAATCACTTGATAGTGATGACAGTTACAATGACCCTCTTCCTGTGATAATTTGATAAATACATCTATAAGGAATTATTAATATGGCTGTAAATTATTCAACAATCGCAGAAAAAATTATGCGTTTCATTCAAGGAAATGGTCTTTCTTTGAAGATGTATAATTCTGATAACGGTAAAAGTGTTGCTAATCCAGAGGAAGCAAGATTTTTCTATATCGATGAACCAAACATGATGGTATCTATTGATGAAGCATCAAAAGAAGTTAAACTTCATTTCGGTGAAGGTGTCGATATTGATAAACCAAAAGCAGAAAAATTAATGAACAGTCTTAGAAATTTATCACGTGAGTATATGTTGGATTTTGATGTAAGGTCTTTTGGAAGACACATTGAGCCTAAAAACTATGCTTACAAAGTAGAGAAAAACAAGGAGCAGACTATGAGTGATGTATTCAATGAAGGTATGTCAAAACTAGAAGGATCCTCACGTACTAGTCGCCAGACACTAGAAAATGTAAGATTAATCGTCAAACATCGTGCGCCAGTAAATGAAGAACAACGTGGAGCACGTTCTCGTAACATTTCATCAATTTTTGTTGAGAATGCAGAAGGTGAGCGTTTCAAGTATCCATATAAACATTTAAATGGTGCAAGAGCAATGGCGAGACACGTATCACATGGTGGTGTACCGAGCGACATGGTGGGTGAAGCGATTATCGAACTATCATCGAACCTAGCAAAATTAAAAGAGTTCATGAATGTAGTAAACAAACAAAGTCTTGTGAATGAAAGTAATCGTTCAGTTGTACTTAATGTAAAGCGTAGAGTAGAATCTATTAAAGAATCTATCAAGCGTATTCAAGGTGCAAAAGGTTATGCGTCATTTGTTGAAAAGATGGCAACAACAGAAGCAAAACAAAACGCTGAAATCACAGAAGATACTGTAAACAACTACGTAAAGAAATTTACAAAAACAACTTTTGAAGAATCATTAAGAGATGTCTTACCGCTAATTCATCGTGTACACGAAGAAGAAGTAGAAGATAACCGAATGAACCAAATTCAAAGAGTTATGCAAATCATTACTGCAAAAGATAAGATGGGTCAAAAAGTAAATCGTATCTATTTCCCAAAAGATCCTAATGCTCAATATGATTTTGACAAAATCAAAAATCAATATGCTGAACCTCGTTCAAAAGAAGAAGCAGAGGAACAGAAGAAATTGAAACTTGCGTTATCGGTTGATGATATTGCGAATCGTGTTGATGTCGATTCAACAGATGATAAGAAACGTAAAAACAAAGGTCACGATAGAGCGGCTGAGTTATCACTTTTCTTGCAAGACGTAGCAGATGAAATTCGTGATGGCAAAACTTTGACAAAAGATAAACTAAAATTAGCTGGTTATCTAATGAAACTATCAAAGACTGCAACTGAAAACGAAGAAGTTCAAAAGCAAAACATTGAAGAACAATTCGATTCTATGTTAGCAGAAGCATTTGATAAGTTTGAAATACCAGCGTAAGGATTTGATATGATTATTACAATAGCAGGCGAACAAGAATTTATCAAAACTACAGAAACTACAGTAAGTGATGCTAAGAGAGTTTATATCTCTTGGGCAAAAGAATCTGTAACTACTGAAAATAAGTATATCGAACATAAAGAACTTACTGACAAAACTCAGCCATATGACGAATCTACAAATCCATATGTGTCTATCGGTAAAGTTTATATAACTAAAGAACAACCTCTTATCATAAGAAAGTATCCAACAGACGTTTTAGTATCAAACGTTGGATCAAATGTTATATCAGCTACACCAATTTTCGATAGATAATATTCAAAAAATTCAATAAAATAGGGGCGTTTAGGCGCCCCTTTTTTTATCCACAAAAAATTTTCAAAAAATACGTATTTAACGCTTGACTTTGAGGAAAAAGATAAGTATAATTGTAAACATGCTCTGAGAGAGTTATGTTGACACTCAGGCTAATACTAAAACTAATACAGGCTAATATAGGAGAATAATATGGCTACTTTAGCAGAAATCCGTGCAAAACTTCTTGCACAAGACTCAAAATCGGCAGACAATGCCAATCAAAATCGTGGGGTAGACGCAATCTATCCTTTCTGGAACATGGATACAGACTCGACGGCTGTAATTCGTTTTCTTCCAGATGCGGACAACTCAAATACATTTTTCTGGCGTGAACGTCAAATCATTAAAATGACATTCCCTGGCGTAAAAGGTGGGGATACATCAAAGCCAGTAACTGTACAAGTTCCGTGCGTTGAAATGTGGGGTGATACATGTCCAGTACATGCAGAGATTCGTCCTTGGTTCAAAGATCCAGCAATGGAAGATATTGGACGAAAGTATTGGAAGAAGCGTTCTTATATCTTCCAAGGTTTCGTTGTTCAAGATCCAATGAACGAGGAATCTCCTGAGAATCCAATCAGACGTTTTGTGATTGGTCCTCAAATCTTTAAACTTCTAAAGTCGGCTCTAATGGATCCAGATATGGAAAATCTTCCAACTGATTATGATTCAGGAACTGATTTCCGTTTAACAAAAACTCAAAAAGGTCAATATGCTGACTACTCAACTTCAAATTGGGCACGTAAAGAACGTTCTCTAAATGAAGATGAACGTAAAGCTATTGAAACTCATGGGTTGTATGACTTAAACGACTTCATGCCAAAACGTCCTAATGATGAAGAACTACGTATCATCATGGAAATGTTTGAAGCATCAGTTGATGGAAATCTATATGATCCAGAGAAGTTCGGTGCATACTACAAACCTTATGGTTTGGATTTAGGTAATACAACGGCTAAGACAGAAACTACGCAGGCAACTGCACAACCTTCTGCTCCAGCTGAAACTAAATCTGCTCCGGTTGAGACACCGGCTCCTGCTCCAAAGGCAGAAGCAACACCTCAACCAGCAATGGCAGAGGCAACATCAACACCAGCAACTGGTGGTTCAAATGATGCCGCTGATATCCTGGCAATGATTAGAAGTCGTAAATCTGACTAAATCATTAAAACAACTAGAGGGAGGGCAACCTCCCTCTCATTATAAAGGAGTGAAATATGCCAAGAGCATTTGACGTAAGTAAATTTAGAAAAAGCATAACGAAATCTGTGCCCGGAGTAAGTGCAGGATTTCGTGATCCAGATACATGGGTATCTACAGGTAATTACTGTCTAAACAGATTAATCAGTGGAGACTTTCACAAAGGTGTTCCACTAGGCAAAGTAACAGTACTAGCAGGTGAAAGTGGTGCAGGTAAATCATTTATCGCCGCAGGTAATATTGTTAGACATGCACAACAACAAGGTATCTTTGTTGTTCTAATCGACTCAGAAAACGCATTAGATGAAAAATGGTTACATGCATTAGATGTAAGTACAGATGAAGATAAACTTTTAAAATTAAACGTTGCAATGATTGATGAAGTTGCAAAGATTATCAGTGAATTTATGAAAGACTATAAGGCAGAATATGCCGATGCAGATGAACAAGACAGACCAAAAGTTCTTTTTGTTCTTGATTCACTTGGTATGATGTTAACGCCAACTGATGTTGACCAGTTTAACAAGGGTGATATGAAAGGTGATATGGGTCGTAAGCCTAAAGCACTAGCGGCTCTTGTTAGAAATTGTGTAAATATGTTTGGTGACTACAACGTAGGAATGGTTGCAACAAATCATACATATGCATCACAAGATATGTTTGACCCAGATGATAAGATTTCAGGTGGTCAAGGATTTATCTATGCATCAAGTATTGTTGTTGCAATGAAAAAACTAAAACTAAAAGAAGACGAGGCAGGTAACAAGATTTCAGAAGTACGTGGTATTAGAGCGGCTTGTAAAGTTATGAAAACTCGTTACGCAAAACCTTTTGAAGGTGTACAAGTTAAGATTCCATATGAAACAGGCATGGATCCATATAGTGGTCTTGTTGATTTCTTTGAAGCAAAAGGAATTCTTGTTAAGTCTGGAAACAAACTTGCATATACAACTACATCAGGTGAAATTATGTCAGAGTTCAGAAAAAACTGGACTGGTGATAAACTTGATGTAATTATGAATGAATGGGGCAATAAAGATTTTGATGATGAATCAGAAGAATTAGAAGCACCAGAACAAGAAAACATAGAAGTAAATGAGGAAGCATAATGGCTAAATATTTTTCGACCAAGTGCTATGGGCATAACATTGGACTAAGTGCAGTGTTTAGACAACCTTTAGCACACTCACATTGTAAATTACTACACGGATATAGTTTGTCTTTTAAATTCACATTTGGTTGTGATGAATTAGATGAACGTAATTGGGTAGTTGATTTCGGTGGTCTCAAACCTCTAAAAGCATGGCTTGAAGATACGTTTGACCACAAAGTTGTAATTGATGTAAATGATCCCAAGAAGGATCATTTGTTACTGCTACAGACTCAAGGTCTTGCAAGTATCGTACAACTTGAAGGTGTGGGGGTCGAAAAGTTTGCTGAACATGCCTGGCGAAAGGCGGACGAATTAGTAAAACAAATGACAGATAATCGTTGCCGATGTGTTCGTGTAGAATGTGCAGAACATGGTGCTAACTCAGCCATTTATGAGGCATAAATGACTTCTGTAGATATTGAAACAGTATTTGAAATGTGGGAGAAAATCAAAGCATATGTTCCCGCAAAAGAGAAATTAGATGTCGCAGAAATATTTATTAGAACGGCAGATGATGTTGGTGCATTAAAAGAAGATGTACATGAACTTGTAAATGGTGATAAAATTTTAGAAGCGGCATACGACCGCTACTATGCAGACGATTTTGAAGAAGAAGAGGATGATTGGGAATAAACATGAATTGGTATAATGAAGTTGTAAAAGATTGGGGCAAAATACCTGATTGCATTGAACACTACAGTAATGAATTGCTTGAAGCAAGAAAAGAAGTACGTATTCACGGCAATGTAGAAAAGAACTCCACACAACTTCCAGCTTATGTAGAACTACGTTTCTCTCAATTACAAGAACTTGAGGCAATATTAGAGCATCTAAATATTCAACTAAGAAAGAAAAGAAGTGAATATTTGAGAAAGTATCTTGAAAACTATAATAAAGCACTTAGTAGTAGGGATGCTGAAAAATATGCTGATGGTGAACAAGAAGTTGTCGCAATATCAGAACTTATAAATCAAGTTGCTTACACCAGAAATCAATTTTTAGGTATAACAAAGGGATTTGAAATTAAACACTTCCAATTAACTAATATTATTAAGTTAAGAGTGGCGGGAATGGAAGATTCGGAAATAAACAACAGACATTAACAATGGCTCAATGGAAGTAAATAATAGACCATTGTAAAGAGAGGACGGAAAGGTATTATGAGTGAAATTCAAGTAGTAAAAAGAGACGGTGTAAGCGAACCGCTAGACTTGGAAAAAATGCATAAAGTAGTAATGTTTGCGTGTCAAGATATCGCAGGCGTTAGTGCAAGTGAAGTAGAACTAAAATCACACATTCAATTTTATGATGGTATTACTAGTGAAGAAATTCAAGAAACATTGATTAAGGCGGCCTCTGATTTAATCTCAGAAGAAACACCAAACTATCAATGGGTTGCAGGAAATCTTGTTAATTATCATCTTAGAAAAATGGTATACAATGAGTTTGAACCTTGGCATATCCTTAAAGTTGTAGAAGCAAACGTCAAGAACGGATTCTATGATCCTTCATTGCTAGAAGATTACACTAAAGATGAATGGGACGAAATTAACAATTTTATTAAACATGATAGAGATTTCAATATTGCATATGTAGGTATGGAACAGTTTCGTGGTAAGTACTTAGTACAAAATCGTGTTACTGGTAAACATTTTGAAACACCACAAATTGCATATGCTTTAATTTCTGCTACATTGTTTAGTACATATCCAAAAGAAACAAGATTGAAGTATGTTAAAGATTACTATGACGCAATTAGTAACTTTGATATTTCTTTACCAACTCCTGTTATGGCAGGCGTAAGAACACCACAAAGACAATTTTCAAGTTGCGTTTTGATTGAAACTGATGACTCTCTTGATTCTATCAATGCTACCTCAAGTTCAGTTGTCAAGTATGTTTCTCAAAAAGCAGGTATCGGTATTGGTGCTGGTAGCATTCGTGCTATCAATTCACCAATTCGAAACGGTGATGCCAGTCATACAGGAGTTATTCCTTTTTATAAATTATTTCAAGCAAGTGTAAAATCATGTTCGCAAGGCGGTGTTCGTGGTGGCGCGGCAACTTTGTATTATCCTATTTGGCATTATGAAGTTGAGGACTTACTTGTTCTAAAGAATAACAAAGGCACAGAAGATAATCGTGTACGTCATATGGATTATGGTGTACAATTTAATAAACTGATGTATGAAAGATTAATTTCTGGTGAAGATATTACTTTGTTCTCACCAAGTGACGTTCCTGGTTTATATGATTCATTCTTCCAAGACCAAGATAAGTTTAGAGAAATTTATGAACGTGCAGAACGTAATACAAGATTACGCAAGAAAACTATTCCTGCAATCGAATTGTTTTCTTCATTTATGAATGAAAGAAAAAACACAGGAAGAATTTACTTAATGAATGTTGACCATGCAAATGACCATGGTTCATTCTTACCAGAAGTTGCACCTATCAAGCAATCTAATCTTTGTTGTGAAATCAATCTACCAACAAAACCATTAACTAGTTTGCATGATGAAGAAGGTGAAATTTCTCTTTGTACATTAAGTGCTATTAATTGGGGGAATATTCGTTCTCCAGAAGAATTTGAAAAACCATGTGATTTAGCAGTACGCGGACTTGATGCTCTTTTAGATTATCAAAGATATCCTGTACTTGCGGCAGAACTATCAACTAATAATAGGAGACCTCTTGGTATTGGTATTATTAATTTTGCCTATTGGTTAGCAAAAAATGATACAAACTATTCAGATCCAGATTTGAAACTTGTTGATGAATGGGCAGAGGCTTGGAGTTATTATTTGATTAAATCTTCAAATGATTTGGCACAAGAAAAAGGTGCATGTCCTAAGTCTAACGAAACAAGATATGGGCAAGGTATTGTTCCTATGGATACTAGAAAATCAGATGTAGATGAACTAGTAAAATATAAGGAACGTAAAGGTTGGAAGAAGTTACGTGAAAATCTAAAGAAACATGGTATCCGTAACTCTACTTTGATGGCTCTTATGCCTGCTGAAACATCAGCACAGATATCAAATTCAACCAACGGTATAGAACCGCCACGTAGCTATGTCAGTGTGAAGCAGTCAAAACATGGCGTTTTAAAGCAAGTTGTACCCGGGATTCATAAATTAAAGAATAAATATGAGTTACTATGGGATCAACAATCACCTGAAGGCTATTTAAAGATTATGGCTATTTTACAGAAATATATCGACCAAGGTATATCTGTAAACACAAGCTACAATCCTGTATTCTTTGAAGATGAGAAGATTCCAATGAGTGTAATGTTACAACATCTTATTATGTTTTACAAATACGGTGGAAAGCAATTATACTACTTTAACACATTCGATGGACAAGGTGAAATCGATGTACATAAAGATGATGAAGAAACTAAAACGAGAGAAGATTTTGAGACAGATGCAGAATATGATGATTACTGCGAGTCGTGTGTGATATAAAGGAAACAAAACATGTCAGTATTTAATTCAAGTAATAAAGCGGACCATACAAAAGCATTGGCTTTTCTAGATCCGTCGGGTGGTGTAAGTATTCAACGATACGATATGCTAAAGTATAAACAGTTTGATAAACTAACTGATAAACAGTTGGGTTTCTTTTGGCGACCAGAAGAAGTAGATGTTCTTAAAGATGCAAATGATTTTAAAAATCTTACAGAACATGAAAGACATATTTTTACATCAAATCTAAAACGTCAGATTCTTTTAGACTCAGTACAAGGTCGTGCTCCAGTTGAAGCATTCTCTCCTATTGTTTCTATTCCAGAATTAGAAGCATGGATTCAGACTTGGACATTTTCAGAAACAATTCACTCACGTTCTTATACTCACATTATTAGAAATGTTTATGCAGATCCATCAAAAGTATTTGATGAAATGATGGAGATTGGTGAAATTGTAGATTGTGCAGATGATATTTCTAAAAACTATGATGAACTAATTGAAATGACAAGTTACTATAATCTTTTAGGAGAAGGTACACATACAGTAAATGGTAAAAAGGTAAAGATTTCAAAATACGAAATTAAAAAGTCTCTTTACAAAACTTTAATGAGTGTTAATATTTTAGAGGGTGTTCGTTTCTATGTATCATTTGCTTGTTCATGGGCATTCGCAGAATTAAAGAAAATGGAAGGCAATGCAAAGATTATTAAACTTATTGCACGTGATGAAAACTTGCACTTAGCAAGTACTCAAACACTTTTAAAACTACTTCCAAAAGATGATAAAGATTACGTTAAGATTGCAAAAGAAACAGAAAAAGAATGTATCAAAATGTTTGTTGATGCAGTAGAACAAGAAAAGCAATGGGCACAATACTTGTTTAAAGATGGTTCAATGATTGGTTTGAATGCACAACTACTTGATGATTATATTGAGTGGATTTGTTGTAAACGTATGACAGCCGTTGGACTAAAATGTCCATACAAAACATCACAAGCAAACCCACTTCCTTGGACACAAAAGTGGATTGCAGGTGCAGAAGTACAAGTTGCTCCACAAGAAACTGAAATCAGTTCTTATGTAATTGGTGGTGTTAAGCAAGATGTTGATAAGAAAACATTTGGCGGCTTGTCTCTATGATTGATGTAAAAGAATTAGGCAATGTTGATTATGAAGTTCAAGACTTTGTAGCAATAGAACCAAAAGGCGAAGCACATTATTGTTTAATACCAAAACAAGTAGACCAAGCAGTTATCTTAAAACTACAAAAGATTGCAATGGATATTGGTAATCATAACGTAGATAAAGGCAACTGCGATAGCTATGAAACAGTAATGAAATTTGTAAACAAGCATCCAGTAGTGGAACTGTTTATTAACAAAGAGGACTAAATGACTGATTTTACAGAAGAATGGATTAGACTTAATAACTTCAAACATGCAATGCAGAATGAAGTTGGACACTTTACAGATACAGATTTAGATAAACGTATCATTGATAGACAACTTCCACCGTTTGTTGAAAACTCTTTTCCAGACAAAAAAGACGCAAATATCATAGACCTTGGCTGTGGTCAAGGATACGCAATGACTAAATTTAAGGAACTTGGATATGAGAATGTTCAAGGAGTTACTATCAGTAAAGAAGAATGGGATCATTGTAAAGCACAAGATTTAAATGTGCATCTTATGGATTACAACTATAGCAAGATGATGGATAACTATTTTCATCTAGTTTGGATGCGACAATCGTTTCAGTTCTCTCATATGCCATTTTATACACTACTTGAAATGAATAGAATCATGAAAGTAGGTGGTTGGGCTTATGTAGAAGTACCGCATTCTGCGAATCAACACAAATATTATGCTACTTTACATCCAGACAATTACAGATTGTTTATGATTCGTTCAGGATTTGAAGTAGTTCAGTACGATTCGTATGAGTTAAGTTCAGGCGATAACAAAGAAAAACACGTGTTTTATGCGTTAAATAAACGTACTAATGTTAAAGTCCCTGAGTTTAACGATACACCTTAACTGCTATCCAAACAAATAGTACAATACACACAACTGTTAATATACCATAGGCCATTCCTATGACAAATGAGAATTGGTCTATATCTTTGATTATTTTCTCCATATTGTATTTATAAAATCCAGGGATTTCAAGGAAAATTAATACTTGACACAACCGGTGATTTATGATATTCTATACCTTAAAGAAAAGGAGGTACTATGTTTAATTGGTTAAACTTGAGTACAAAAAAATCTTTTTCAACAGAAAAAGGAGAAACGATGAAAACATCAAAAACGTCAAAACAAGACAGATTAGTTAATGCTCTTAAAGATGGAGAGGCTTTAACTGAATCAGCAATGAAACACAGATTTTCTATTGCTAATCCAAGAGCGACAGTATCCGCATTAAGAATGAAAGGATACGCCGTGTATGCAAATAAGAGCAAAAACGGTAAGACTATCTATAAGATGGGCGCTCCTTTAAGAAGGGTTGTAGCCGCTGGATACAGGGCTTTAGCTAACGAAAAGGTGTTTGGGTAAACATTAACTTATAAATGAGTCCCTGGCCCGATGATTTACCAGATTGGGAAGATTGTCCAATATGTGGTGAAACAATCGATGAATGTGATTGTCTCTGGGCTAGGGACAACTCTATGACAAGAAAAATCAAAATAAAAATTACAGACGATAAAGAATTTTCCGAAGAAAAAGAAGGTTTAGGATTAAAGAAGATATTCAAATCTGTGGCAGGATCTGCACCAAAAGGCACTACTCATTTGAGAGTAGAATATACTAATAGAAAAGGTACTGCAATAAACCGACTAGTAAAAATTCCGAAAAATATAGGATAATTTAAACCTCAAAACTTGACAAAATATAGAATCATGCTATATTAATTAAGTAATCAAAAAGAGAGAGGTTCAAATGGCTTATATTTCAACAAACGAAGTTAAAGAAATTCGTAAATCACTTAAAGAAAAGTTCGGTAAGAACATTAAGTTTTCAGTAACACGTGACCATTACAACGGTGTTCGTGTTTCTTTGATGGAGGGTGTAATTGACTTCTTTGATGGATCAATGGATATGACCGACAAGTATTCAGGTCGAGTTCAGAAGTTTGATGGACATGCTCAAATCAATCATTATCATACTCACTTTTATGGTAAGCATGAGCAACTATTCAATGACATTAAAGAAATTTGTCATACTGCTCCAGCTAAAGCTGACGGCGGTCGTGCTTGGTACGATAACTCTGATGCGATGATTGACTACTTTGATACTGCTTTTTATGTAAGTATCAATGTTGGTAAGTGGGACAAGCCTTACGTTCTTAAGGCGGCTTAATCAAATGTATGTGGTAAAAGAAAAGATAAGCGGGAAAGTATTGGCTATTTGTAGTAGACTCGAAGATGCAATGGCTTTCTTTTCAAGTGCCAAAGTAGATAAAAAAGAAGTAATAATTGAAGAGGTAGTAAGTAATGAACCTAGCAAAGACTAAGACTCTTGAAGGTGCCCTAGATGCAGGGTACCCTATTTTTGTAACGTATCGTGAAGATACAAAAGAGATTGTAGAATGGTGGCCTTTTGGCGAAGGTCTCGCAAAAGGAAGTGCAGAGATTCGTAATAATATGCATGGTCCTGAAAGTCACAATTATGCAAGTTGGGAAAAATATGTTGTAATACGTGATGAATACAACCGAAATATGGCGTATTTGGAGGAAATAGAAAAAAGGTGGTAATGGTCAAAAACTTGACAATATCACGAATCGTGTTATAGTATAAACATAATGATAATTAAAACAGAACAAAGGAGTGAGAACATGAGTGAGAATCAGTTCGTAGCACAAATCAAAAAAGGTACTTATAGAAACGAAAAAGTAAAAGGTACTTTTCCAGTTGTTTCAGAGTTGAAACAAGCTAAAGACGGTAGTTGGTTTATTACTGTCAATGCTCAAAAGAGCAAATTCAAGAACCCTAAAATCAGGGTTAAACTTGACAATCCCGAAAACGTTGTAGTTTCAGAAGGTACTGTTGAATCAGTAAATGAAACTGATGAACAAGCAATGAACAGGATTGCAGAAAGATTTAAAATCCTAGATGAAATGACCGAGGCAACAATCGATGGTGTTGTACGAGGTATGGTTGTTTCAGGCCCTCCAGGTGTTGGTAAAACATTTGGTGTTGAGCAAGTTCTAGAAAAAGACTCAATCTTTGATATGATGGCTGATAAGCCTCTTAGACATACTTTCGTAAAAGGTACAATGTCTGCGATTGGTCTTTATTCGACACTTTACAAATATTCTGATCCTAAGAATATCGTAATCTTGGACGATTGTGATAGTATTCTTTTCAATGAGGATGCTCTTAATATTCTTAAGGCGGCACTTGATAGTGGTAAGAAGAGGAAGATTTCTTGGAACTCTGACTCTCACTTCTTAAGACGAGAGGGTGTTCCTGATACTTTTGAATTCAAAGGTTCAGTAATCTTCATTACAAACTTAAAGTTTGACAATGTTAGAGCAACTAAAATCAAGGATCACTTGGAAGCAATTCTTTCAAGATGTCACTATCTTGATTTGACAATGGATACTGCTAGAGATAAGATTTTGAGAATCAAACAGATTGCTAGAGACGGTGGTCTATTCGATACTAAAGGTCTTACTAAGGATCAAGAAGTTGAAATTATCGATTTCATGGTTGAGAATCAAAAGAAATTGAGAGAAGTTTCTTTGAGAATGGCTCAAAAGATTGCAGACCTTAGAAACATGTCTAAGACTGGCGATAGATGGAAGAGTTTAGCTGAGACCACTTGTATGAAAAGAGCGGCATAAGGCTTAAACAGTTAACTAGACCTTCCCGGGTCTAGTTATTTTAAGACAGATTGGGTTTCTCTCACTCACCCAATCTGTCTTTTTTTATTTGTACTATTGCATTTCCAAAAGAATTATGTTATAATCAATATATTATGAGTATTGAAGAAACAAAAAATAAGATTATCGAAAATCTTAAAGGTGTTTATGATCCAGAAATGGGTTGTGATGTTTACAATCTTGGATTAATTTACGAAGTAAACGTAGGTGAAATGCCAGAAGAAAAGAAGTACTGTAATATTGTAATGTCATTAACTAGTGCATTTTGTCCAGCGGCAGATATGATAGTGAACGATGTTAAAGGAGCGGCACTAACAGTTGATAATGTAGTAGATTGTCAAGTAGAAGTAACATTTACCCCTCAGTGGACACCAGCAAGATTAACAGAAGATGGTCATGCTTATTTAAACTATATGTATTCGGATTATATGGATTGATGAAAACTTGTATTATTAATATCAAAGACGAGGTAAACATTAGATTAGAAGGACTTGATCCTGCTACACGTAGGAAGTGTTCTAATAAACTAAAGTTCTTTTTACCTCATGCATATCATATGCCAGCTTATAAACTTGGTCGTTGGGATGGAACGGTTAGGTTTTGTGATGTTGGTGGAAGAACATTCTTAAATCTATTAGATGATATCCTTCCAATTATTATGCAAGAAGGATATGATGTTCAAATTAATGATACAAGAGAAAAACATGATTTAGTATTTGATAAAGTAACCGATGATTATTGGGGTGATGCTGAATGGCCCGCAGGACACATAGCAGAGGGCCAAAAGATACGTTTAAGAGACTATCAGGTAGATATCGTCAATAAGTTCATAGAACACCCTCAATGCCTACAAGAGGTCGCCACAGGCGCAGGAAAGACTATAATTACAGCCACTATGAGTTCACTTGTAGAAAAATATGGTCGTAGTATCGTAATTGTTCCAAATAAGGATTTGGTGAGGCAGACATTCGAAGATTATGAAAACTGTGGTTTAGATGTTGGCGTTTATTTTGGTGATAAAAAAGACATAGGTAAAACTCATACAATTTGCACATGGCAAAGTTTGAATTCACTGCTAAAGAAAAGTAAAGCAGGTGAAGGTAATATACAAGATTTTATAGAAGACGTAATTTGTGTTATTGTCGATGAAGTTCATCAGGCAAAAGCAGAAGTATTAAAAGAATTGCTGACAGGAGTATTTGCTAATATTCCTATCAGATGGGGACTAACAGGAACTATTCCAAAAAGTGATTGGGAGTCTGCATCGTTGCGTAGTTCGTTAGGCGAAGTTATTCATAGACTTGCGGCTAAAGAATTACAAGACCAAGGTGTACTTGCTAAGTGTCACGTTAATGTTGTTCAAACATGTGAAACTGCCGAGTATACAAACTATCAAAGTGAATTAAAGTTTTTGTTAGAAGACAAAGAACGTATGAAATATGTTGCAAACATGATTAAAGAAATATCTAAAACAGGCAACACATTAGTTCTTACGGGTAGAATTAACAACGGTAAACTTCTACAGGACCTTATTCCTGATGCTGAGTTCGTTCAAGGTGCTATGAAAGTAACAGATAGAAAAGAGGCATATAATGAAATCAATCAGGCAACAAACTCAATAACTATTGCGACATACGGCGTAGCCGCAGTAGGTATTAATATTCCTAGAATTTTTAATTTGGTTCTTTTGGAACCTGGTAAAAGTTTTGTACGAGTAATACAATCTATAGGCAGAGGTGTACGTATTGCCAAAGACAAAGACTTTGTGCAGATATGGGATGTAACAAGTAGATGTAAATTTAGCAGGCGCCATTTAACAGAACGAAAAAAGTATTACAAGGATGCAGAATATCCTTTTACTATAGATAAGGTAAATTACTAAAATGAAAATATTAACTCCAGAAAATCGATGTTATGAAATGAACAGTTTACCAGAAAATGAAATTGAGGACATCAGATATTGCGTCATGGACGTAACAGACAAGAACGAGCCTGACTTCTTTTTTATACCTCTGGTTTTTATTGAAACATTTAATGCACCTAGTATAAGTTTAAGTATTGGAAAACATAATATAGAAATGCCAATCGATTGGAATATACTAATAGGTGATATGAATATAGGTGAATTAGAATTTGTACCATTAACAAGTATTAATGAAAGAACGTTTGATACAGTATTGACAAATCCTCTCGCAGGCTTTACAATGGACTGGCAACCAATAAAAGTTAATAACGTGTTTGCAGATGTAAAATGGTTTTTTCCAAAACTAAAATATGGGCATATTTTAGCGATACCGTTAGAATATGGTGATAAACCAAAGTGTGCATATTTTGTGAAAGACTTAAATAGAATACCTGATGTATTACACAGTTACGACTTTTTCTAAGGACGATAATGATGGCTGAAAAGATACCACTGAAAGAAATCTTGGGTGCGATGGATCGCAAAGATTTTGATTGGTATTCAAAACTTGATGATGATAAAAAGAAACAATTTTCTAGTTGGTTGTTTCTTAGATATGCAAGTAGTGCCAAAGGAAAAGATAAGGAAGATTTGTTACTTAATACAAATGAATTTGTAAACAAGTATTATAAAGATTTATATAAACATGAAGAATTGATGTGGAAGCTATTTTGTTTAACTTCTACAGGCAAAAGTCAATTTCATGAATATATAAAACCGCCAAACTCAAGAGTGAAAACTGATAATGTTTCACAGTTTGTTTCACGGTTATACCCTCATATGAAAGGTGATGAAATTGATTTATTCAGAACTTTAAATTCAGATGATGATATCAAACAGATGGCTAAAGATACTGGTATAACAGATAAAGAGTTTGACGAAATTTTCGGTAAAAACAAAAAAAGGAAAAAGAAATAATGGAACCATATCATAATAAAGGCTTTGGCTGGGCATTCTTTTGGATTGTAACTATGGGTCTTGTTTTCCCGTCTGTCATAATGTTATCTATAGATGATGGATGGTCAAAGTATAAAGCAATGCGAGGCTTTAGTGGAGATTGTTGGGAAAATAGTAAACATGAAAAAGTTTGTAAAGGTGATAACACTTGCCTTATAGGAAGAAATTTTTGTATACCAGAAAAATATAGATGGAGGTCTCAATGACAAATGACGAACTAGTAAATACAATCAGAGTACTTCAAAGTGAAATCGAAGTACAAAAATCAAGAATTCAACCACATGATACTGGTCATATTCATACTACTATCAGTGTGTTGGAAGATAGAGTAGAGGAACTTGTTGACCAAGTTAAGGGTGTTAAAAGTGAGTGACGAGGTAACTGAAATTAAAGTAGGCGGTTCATATGATATCAATGCTTACTGGAAAAAAAGTTTAACAGAAATTGAAATGTTTAGAAATGAAAGCGGAAAAGCACTTAATACAGAAGTGCTATGGCGTAATGGTACATTTAGAATTACTGTAGCAAACGAAGAAGAACGTGACTATCTACAATCATCTTTAGGTGAAGATGGTGAGATATGGGATTATGAAGATTATGAAAATATCGAAATGATTGAAACATTTGATGGTTGTGCAGAAGACTTTGTTTTCTATGGAAGTGGCGATAACGAATGGTCTGATGAAGATAAAGAAAAACTTGAAGAAGACTATGAAGAACAATTAGAAAGTGACGATTGGATGTCACGATATGATTATCTTGAAGAAAAAGGTTATATGTCACAGGGTTGCAATTGGCAAATCCATGGCGGCGTTTCAGCCGTAGAAGCAGACGGAGAAGCTAATAGCTACTAAACCGAACGGACCCGTAGTTCAGCTGGATAGAACGCTTGTCTACGAAACAAGAGGTCAGAGGTTCGAATCCTCTCGGGTCCGCCAATTAGAGAATGTGTTAATGTTTGAATGTAAATTTTGTGGTAAAGGTTTTCAAAGAGAAAAGACTCTTTCTGCCCATATGTGCGAACAAAAACGCAGATGGGTTAATAAAGATTCTAAGTATGTTAGATTAGGATTTCTTGCTTACAACAGATTTTACGAATTGACTACACAAGGTAGTAAAAAGAAAACATATGAACAATTCGCAAAGAGTAAATATTATACAGGCTTTACAAAATTTGGTAAATATATGCTGGACGTAAATGCTATTGATCCAGAAAAGTTTATTGACTTTGTTATTACAACAAGTGTTAAACTTGATAAATGGACAAGTGATGCAGTTTACGAAACATATATTAGAGAATTAAACAAAAAAGAAACAGCCGAACGTGCAGTTGAGCGAGGCATTCTTTTAATGCAACAATGGAGTAGAGAAAATGATAGACCGTATAATGTATTCTTTAGGGAGATTAGTAAGCCACGTGCTATACACTGGATCAAATCCGGACGCATTAGCCCTTGGGTTATTTTTAATTCTGTTTCTGGTGTTGAACTAATAAACAGTTTCAATGACCATGAATTGAATTTAGTTAATGAATATCTTGAGCCAACGTTTTGGACAAGAAAGTTTGAAGTTAGAAAAGATGATGTTATTTTTGTAAAAGAGATTTTAGAGAAAGCAGGTATTTAAAATGAGTGAAGATATTACAAAAAGAATTGAACAAGTAGAAAAAAAGGTAGACAAACTACAAAAAAGCATGGATGAACTAAATGCAAAGCTAAGTAAACATATAGAGTTCATCGATAAAACATATGAAGGATTGAGAAATCCTATTGATGCGGCTAAAAGATTTTTAGGGAGATAATATGGGTACTAAAAAAGTTTCAACACCTACAATATATCAAGCAGAAGTTAAAGAAGACCCAAACACAAAAGAGTTGTATTTTAATTTGCCCTCTGGCTTATTAGAAAGTTTAGGTTGGACAGAAGAAGACGAATTAGAATGGTATAAAACTCATGAGGGGAATTGGGCTTTAAGAAAAGTTTTACCAAAAGAAGAGTCAGAAAATAAGGATAAGAATAATGGAACCTGATAAAATCGATGATTTGATTAAGAAATATATTTACGAAAGTCCAGATGGCGGTAAAACTGTGACTAAAAGAGAATTTGGTTCTAATAAAAAAGAATATGTAAAATCATTGGCTGATAAAAAAGAAATAGAAAAATTAGCAGAAGAATTTGAAGAAATAACTGGCAAAGATGTTGGTTATGATATGACTAGGGACTGGATAGACTTAGGCAAAACGTACACAATGGACACATCAACACTTACCATGGGTGATTCAACAATTACTACATCAGCTTCACCATCATTTAGTTTTGATACAACAGATGATTTAGATTTAACGTCTGTATATCAAGATGTAAACCAAGATATAACATTAAGTGTTGATGGTGAAGAAAGAAAAATCAGTGAATTGTTTAAAACAGTTGATGTTATCAAAAAACGTATGGCTATCTTAGAACCAAAAAAAGAAATGCTAGAAAAGTATAAAGTATTACAAGATTTATATGACCAATACAAAGCCGCAGAAGCATTATTAGATGGACCTGATGTGGAGGATAATGATGAAAAAAATTAATTATGATTGGTCTAAAATAGAAAAAGGCATTCAAAACATTGCAATGCAGATGTACGAAAGTGAATGGAGACCTGACTATATTATTGGTATAACACGAGGTGGGTTAGTACCGGCAGTAATGTTATCTCATATGACGAACATTCCAATGCATACTCTTTGTGTTCAGCTAGGTGCAGAAGGGCTTGAAGAAAATACTGAAAGTAACTGTTGGATGGCCGAAGATGCATATGGGTACAATGGCAAACAAAAAAATATATTAATAATTGATGATATAAATCGAGGCGGTGACGCACTTGCTTGGATTATGAATGATTGGAAATCTGGTTGTTTACCAAATGATACTTTAACATGGGAAGAAGTATGGCACAACAATGTAAAGTTCGCATCAATTTTAATGGATCCAAATTCTATTGTAGAAACTGATTACTATTATGAAGAATTAGATACAGAGACAGAAAACTGGGTTACATTTCCTTGGGAACAATGAAACATATTATTCCACCACAACTTGAACAAGAAACACATTTATTAGAATATTACGCAGGAACATATGGAGATTATGTTGCTGGTATTATATCCTATTCTATAGAAGACTTTTATGACAACTATTCTCATATGTCTGACAGTGATAGATATTGGGAAGTGGATAATGCTCTTGTAAGAAGAAACAGATATGCTTTAGGTCTAAGAGGCAATGGATATGAACATGTAGAAAGTTATACAGATTTTATGTTATCTCATAAAATATGGTTAGAGTTTCAACCTCATTTCAATAATTCAACACCAAAAAAAGTTTTATTCAATACACATCCTAGATTAATATTAGGTACAGAATATAGTAATCCAAACATATATAGAACGATTACTAATAGTTTTAAATCTACTAAAACAAAGTTTATATCAATACCATTAGACTTTGATGCTATATTTAAAGTTGCATGTAATGAATATTATACAAGTAGAATACATAAATTAGATACAGACACAGATTTAAAAGCATTTTTTGGTATATTTAATTCTCAAGTAGATAAACAAAAAGGTGCATTAAAATGTATACCAAAAGAACAACTTTTTGTTATTGAAGATATAGATAAATTATCTGCAAAAGATTTAGTTTCATATGGTGATGTTGATAGAGAAAAGTTTGAAGAATATAAATCTAACTACAATACAGAAAAGATGGATTTGTTAAATTGGTATACAAAAAGATTGTATCAGAAAACAAAAGCAAATCATCCAGACTTTATTAAGAAGTTGGAAGATTATCTATATAATTCTTAAGAAGTTTTCTATCAACATAAGGTCTTATATTGTGTCTTTGTGACTCTGATATTTTATAATCTATTTCTTTTATAGACAAATTTTTATGATTGAATTGTTCAATATATTTCATGAAACCCATGTACTCAGTATCATATTTTCCATATAGATAATCTACTTTAATGTTTGGATAGTCAGATAAAAATCTAAAAGGGTCTACAGTTCTAACATCAACATTCATTTTTTTAAATCCCCAACATTTAACCATATGCATTATTGCTACATTAATTGTATCTAATCTTTGGTCATGTAGTTCTATGGGTCTGTTATGCCATTTCATATATTGTTTAACCCAAGGAGAGTGTTCCCAAGAATACGTAGTTTGCCCACCAGTTACAAAAACATTTGTTACAATATCTTTTAGATGATATGCAAGACTAACTGCACTTCCGGCATGTTTTGAATCTGCATAGATGATAACATTTTTGTAGTCTCTCTTTATATATTCACGTATTTGTTTACAAGTTTTTTCTTGTGTATCATTTTCTTTACTAACACCAAGTACCATTGCACTAGGATATAAACATTCTGGATATCTCAAAGGGTCTTCATTTACAATCAACAAATCAGTATCTAAGTTTATTATTTTATCACTTACGTTTGTCAGTGGACTTGTCAATCTGCCTTCATGTCCTGCATAACTTGTAAGAAGTATAATTAGTTTGTTGTGTTCTTTGTCTGATTTTTTCCAACACATAGTAAAGTCTTTACTTACATTTTCAAAACGTTCTTCATCGTAAGTACGGACAATATCTTTATATGCGTCCCAACTACCTGTATTGGCTCTACGTAGATAAGTGTCTATTACATCTTTTTTGTATATTTTAGTATAGATATCTGAACTTGGTAAAGACTCTAAATCTTTTATCTTTTCGTATACTAAAGTTTCGTGTAAAAAGAAAAGGTCTGCCTCATTATTGAGGTCAATATGCATACCACGAATATGTATTTTCATTTAATAACCGCCTTCATTTTCTTTAGCATGTTCATAGAATGGTGCGAGTTTAAAATCTTGTGTTATTCTACCTCTACGTTTACTTCCTGGATCTGGTATTCCACCTTCATTATCAGTATCCCAATTAGTTATCTTAACCCATCTTCCTCTGTTTAATAGTTTGTTACCTTCTCTTAGTGGAAATAAAATACTGTTCTTTTCGCTGAACTTATTGTAGTAAGGTACACCGTGAAAGCTCCAAATATAGTCCTC